TGCTGAAGCATATGATAGTGCAGTTTTATCACCAAATAGGATGATTCCTGTTCCAGGAGTGTTGATGATTGCGTTTATTCTATTTGAATAAAGTATGTCTCTTTGAGACTTAGTTGGGTTAAATGCTAGTTTAATAGCATTCTTTATATTACCTCTTTGCTGTCCAGCAGGTGAGAACCAAGGATAGGCAACTAGGTTAGTACGACACATCAATCCAGCAATGTCTGGGTTGCATGGTAGATAACGGAACTTGTTATTGAACCTGTCGTAAGTGTACTTATAACCACTATCAAAGATTGCATAAGATGAAGATGTAAGAGGTCCGAAGAACTCAACAACATTTGCAGTCTGAACAATAGGATCAGTAATGTTAACTACTGTACCTTTATGTGGTGATAAGCATGCAACACAGTCCTTCCTAGATTCAGCAACAGAAATAAGTTTATTTGCTTTTGCTTGAGACTGTGACAGATTATCGCATGATGGTCCCATCAATAGATAATCTACTTGAACCTCATCTTTATTATCGAAGAGGTTGTAAGCAGCAATTAGGTCTCCCAATTCTGCTTTAAGTCCACCACCGCTTGTATAATTTTGTCCAGCAGCTAGTGAATAAGTGTGGGAACCGATTGAACTGAAGGTTGCAGCTTTTGCTGGTACATCCCAAGTAGTCTTAGACTGCTGTAGTGCATACCATACAGTTGTATCTGTACCATAGATCTGAGATCCTGTATCAAAATACGTACCAGTTGGGTATGTTTGATGATAAGAATCGTTAGCATTACTCTGGTTAGAACCAGCGTAAATGTAATCGGAGTAATTAGCGAGATAAGACTTGTACCATATCTTCGTAGGTGCATTTGCCTCAGATACAGCGTCTGTTGCTTTAGACAGACTTAAATGCTTCTCAAGGATGTTACCTTGAATTCCTGTTAATGAACCAGAGTCATCAACAACAACGACGTGCATCTCATCATTTCGACCACCACGCTTACCAACATAGTTTGATGTTCCAGGTTTAGGTGCGATACTACGCCAGAAGACTGTTGCGTTGTCTAGTCCTAATGTTCTTGAATTGTACCAGTCATCAACACCAGCAACCAGAACTCTGGAGTTAGTTGTTGAACAAGTAAGTACAACTTCATCATTTCTTAGTGCAGATACGCTTAATTTTACGTCATCTGTAATTGCTGTACCACCAATACCTGCTCCACTAACGGTGATTGTTGTACCAACACCATATGCAGATCCAGGACTTGTTAGTGAGACGGTTCCAATACCACCACTTGCATCTCTGAAGATGGTAAAGACTGCTCCAGTACCTTCAGCACTTGTACCTGTTAGGTTAGTGTAAGTACCACTTGAAGCAGATGGAACTGTTGTAAATGTGGTCAAACCAACCGTGTTGATCGTACCTTGATTTAAGTCATAACCACCTACTGATGTACCAGCGATAGATACGGTATCTCCAACCGTATATCCAACACCAGCATTGTTTATAGTTGCGGATGCTACACCACCATCTGTACTGTTACGTAAGATATCGAATGTTGCTCCAGCACCACCGCCACCAGTTGTACCACCAACTCCAGTATAAGTCTGGTCTTGCTGACCCTGAATCTGACTGAAGGTGGTAATACCAATACTCTCTATAGAGTCTTCAGGTGATACAACGTCACCGTCAGAGTCAAGAATAGTTAGTCTTTGATTTTTCAGGAACGATGCATATTGACTTCCTTCTGCATACGTTACTGGAGTCTCCAATCCTGGTTGTGTACCACCAGTCGAGACACGAGATCGAACCTTAATGTTCAGAATACTGGTTCCAGTATCTGGTGCATTAACGACCTCTGAAATAATTCCTTTTAGATATCCTGCAAAAACTGAGGTAGAACCTGCTCCTGGGATGACTTGACCCGATATATCAACTGTTATACCGTAACCAACCTGAGCACCCATATTGGCAACTGACGTTGTAGCAATACCAATAACTTGGTCTGCCATATCGTCAATATAACAAACTTTTACTCCGTTACTCCATGTACCTGGGTTTTTAGCAGCATAGTAGAAGTTTGCTGCGGAATCCAAATAATTTGTATTATAGTCATCAAAGTTTTTGATCTTTGTACTTGCGACAGATGAAGTACCAACACCAACGTTACCGTTTGCTAGGTTATCATCGTCTGATCTAATTACTTTGAGTACACCACCGTAAGAGAGGTACTGCGATGCTGACATCCAGTACTCATATTGAGCATCGTTGTCGTAGGGCTTTCCAAATGTACTGATTAAATCTTGCTCTGTGGCAATATTAATAGGTTCTGATACAGGTCCAATTTCAAAAGGTCCTGCGATACCTCCAATATTGTCAAGAACGTTTTCCGCTCTACCGACGGTTAAGTCAACTTCTCTAGTTAGTACACCAGGAGATAATTGAGGAGTTGCCATGTTCTATGTCTCCAAAAATTCTCAGTTTTGTTCTAGAGATATTTATTAAAATATAACTTTAGAATAGCTTACTACCGATACTCCCACATGTAAGACATGTCGCCATACTCATCTGTATACCACCTGTCTCCCGTATTGTCCACAAAACTATCCTCATCTAAACCATTCTCAATAAATCCAAATGGAGCCATATCTTGCTCGATTTGATTCTTTTGTTCTTCGTAAAGTCTTTTACGAACATCCTGATCTGTAATCTCTTTAAAGTAATCTTGTTCAACTAACCATGCATATATGACCAAACACATTGCAAGGTCATCATTACATCCATCCTCTGCTTCAAATGAATTACTCTTTTGAATAAAGGTTGTTAATTCAGCAATAATTTCATAATCCTTAAATATTATCTTATCCGATTCGATTAAAGTTTTTAAGTTTAAACACCCAACCTTTTTAACTGTCTTGGACATCTTAACTCCAAGTTGAGTCTTCTTACCAGAGAATCCTTGACCAACAACCTGACCTGCTCTACCTCTCATAGAACACATAAGAACATTCTCATATTCCAAGTCATAATTAAGAATAGATGCAACTTGATCTCCTACATCATTAACTTCACATAGGATATACGCCATATTATAATTTTTGGCAATATCATGAATTATTGAAGGAAATAGCATAGGTTTAATCTCATTATTCCTATACTTTGCAACCAATTCATGTGGGAAGGTTGTTATATCAACTACAGTAAATGCAGAATAATCATTACCTACACCACGAGCAACGTCAACAGTAACAACATAATTGTGGTCATTTTCAACCCCTTTATATACATCTAATCCCCTATTGCTTAATGCTGGTGACTCATATACTAAAGTTCTCAACTTTGCTGGTGATATGAGAGTATCAACTGATCCTAAGAATTCGCATTCAAACTCAACTTTGAACTGTTGTTCTGAAGTATTTGCAATGGTTTGCAACTTCCAGGCTTCATCTCTACCTGGAACATCCCACCAATTAACCTCAGTTGGTATGTACTCATTCTTCTTACGTTCAGAATCATGCCAAAGTTTATAAAAGTGATTCATCCCGTGAGGGGTAGAAACAATTATAACCTTGGTATTTTTACCAGATGAAATAGTAGGATAAACCGAACTAAAGAACTGATCTGCAATATGGTTTTGAACGAACGCAAATTCGTCTAAGAATATAATATTGTAAGATCCACCACGAACTGCAGATGCAGATGTAGATGCAGCAATAATTTTAGAACCGTTCTCTAATTCAAGAGATGCTTTGTTCCAAGTTAAAACTCCTTGTTGCAACCATCTTGGTAAATTCTCATATGCAGTTTGAAGTCTATCTAAAAGATCCTTTGCTGTTGATGCTTTGTTAGCAAGGATCGCTATATTTACATTATCATTAAAAATAGCATAATACAGTAGATAAGATACAACAATAGTTGACTTACCAGACTGTCGAGGTAATTTACAAATGTTAAAACGGTTATTATGAAACTTATCTAACATCTCCTCCTGAAAAGAATACGGTTCAAATTGCTTTAAACCGTAGTCTAGGGTAACGATGTTTATATAATTCTTCGCAAAATATATCGGATCATTTATACATCTAGAAAACTCAAGGACTTGCTCCTCAGTAAACTCATGAGTAGTATTTGCCTTTTTTAATAAAGGATTGCCAAGATAATGATCAACAGCCATCTAATTAGTTTGCAAATCCTACAGCAGCACCTAATACCGTAGCGTCAGCAGCAAAAATTGCTTCAGTTGATTTTTTCCCAACAATTTCAACACTATTGCCTAATAGTGTAAAAGTCCCAATTGTTGTAGATCCTCCAACAGAATCAATGACGGATATTAATCTAGCAGTAGCAGTAGTATTAACAAGGCGAACTGCTGCTGCACCACCAAAGATAGATGCACCTGATGCGTCAGTACCACATGCTGCTTGAGTTCCTTTAATTAAAGTGATCATGATTTTTTAGTGTCCCGTAGTTCTATTTATTAAGCACTGTCTTGTGCTTTCTTCTCATCATCACGAACTTTTTTAGTAGATTTTAAGAATTTTTCAAGATTCTTTTGTGACTTCTCATCACTTGCCTTCAACTTTTCGAGGTTTGCTCTCATAGCATCAGCAATTCTACCTTCATTCATAAAACCCCTTAAAGACTTAAGAAGTTCTTCCTTCTTCACCTTTTTCAAATCTTTAAAAGATCCTTTACCCTGTCTGATATTGGACTTACCATATGGATATCTTAATTCCATTTCTGGACTATCAGCAGACTTACGATATGATGGTGGGTTTCCTCTCTTACCTGCTTTCTTTCTATCTCCAAAATTAGCCTTATCTAATCTTCTACCATGCTTGTAAGCAAAACCTTTACTTACTTGAGTACTCGCCATGTCTTTTTGAGCATCAGACATACCAGCAGTATGTGATGCAAAGCGATTCTCATACTGAGGATGACCTTTTATGTTCTCCTCTCCACCATGCTTTTTAGCAAGAGCCTTTCTCTTCTTCTCATAATCAGGAGATTTTGTATTGTCATACTTTGCCTTTGCTTCTGTTACTGGATCACAATCACAATCATCATCACACTTTACATGAGATTCATGTGTATCACAATCACAATCATCTTTAGATTCTTTTTGAACTTTTATAAGAGGATTCCTATCATTATCAAATTGTGCTTCATTACTTGGAAGTTCATCCCTTTGGAAGTAAACAACTTTACCACCAGGATATACTTTTATTATTTCATCTTGGACATCACTTCTTGTCGGCATTTTTGCCTGTGGGAAGAACATCCTAATGTTATACATCTTACCCCGCCATTGCACACCAACTTGAATGATGTGACCGAATTCTGATGGTAGCCTTACTGCTTCATCAACTGTCATTTGGAGTTCCTCCTTCTTAGTTTTCTTCTCAGGTAAACCTTTGTGCTTTGTAGATGCAAAATCTTTTACATCTTTAGTCTTCATACCACAAGCAGCTTTTGCAACCTCTGGTGTAGATGCTTCACCAGTTCTTTTCGCATTAAGAACTGCACCCATAAACCTTTGCTGTTTTTTAGAGACTGCTTCTTCATTAGTCTCTCTTGAAGCTGCTTGAACAGCTCGTTTAACATCATGTGCTACATCTGCTTTTACCTTAGCAGAGATTTCATTTTTAAGTCTGTCACGTTTTATTGCTCTCTTATGAGATTTTTGATGATCTGCTGCTTTAGACTTATTTGCTTGAGTAAATGATGCAAGTTTTTCTTTACGCTTCTGGATTCCTTCCTTCCGCTTATCATCAAGACTCTCATTAACATCTACATTACCTTTGGTATCTGTAGCTGAATGAACAGTTCGATGTCTTTGATCTCTTGCTTTTTTAGTTGCTTTGAGTTCCTTATCCTTTTGAGAATAAGTATCTTCTTCATTAACCCATTGATCTGCTGCCTTCATTTTAGGCATAACATCCTCAGGTCTAATGAGATCAATAATCTCAGCAAACTTTTCACCAGTGCATGTACGGAGAACTACGTTCTCACCCATTCCACCACCATCACCACCGTTACCACCATTGCCACCATTACCATTACCATTTTTACTCTCACCTTCATCCCCATCATCTTCGTCTTGAACTAGACGACCTCTACCACCTATGTGATATCCAGAGGGAATCTTTTTGCATTTTTTATCAGTGTAACAATAATAATAACCCTTTTTACAGGATTTGTGCATGTGGTCTTCAAAAACGTCGTTATTAATCTCAGTAACAATTAAATCTACAATCTTCAATCCTTCAATCTGTGGATTGGGAGGAAGTTCGATTTTAGATTTTAATTTACTTTTTGCCACATTTTTCTCATTAGGATTTGACGATTTAGTCATATTCCTAATCTTAGCCTGTTTAGAGGCATCTTTATGAGATTTTTTATCAATGGCAAAACTAGGCATTTTCAAACGCAGTTTTTTTCTATTTATCTTTTTCTTCCGCTTTGTTCTTTTTAAGTAACTTAGATAATTCTGCTGTTGATCCAAAGAACATAGCATTGGTAACGTTAGTTGGACCTTTTGGATTATCCTCCTCAACTTCTTTAATCTTCTTCTGAAGATCCATTAACTTATCTGTTGTATCAGAGACAGATTTAATAAGTTGACCAACAACCTCAAATGCTCTTGCATTACCTTGATCAACTGCTATTTCTAAAGCACTATCTAATGCTTCTTGTCCTTTCTCTATAATAGAATATAATTGCCCTCTTGTATAATCATAATCCTTCTCTATATCAACATCTTTGTTCTTAGAGGTAGGTACTGGTTTCTTAGATTCTGGTTTTACAACTTCAGTCTCAACAACTTCTTCTATATCAAAAGTGTCGTTTAGATCTTTAAATTTGTCAGTCATAGTCTTACCCATTCTCTTTCTTGATATATTCCACCCCAGTTTTCAGTAGGTACTGGCATTGCAAAACTTACTGATAATCTAGAAGTAATTGAAGTTGCCAGGTGTGGATAATGAGCAGGAATTTGAACTGCATCACCTGGTTCCATAATACTATCTATAATAGGTTCAGTATCCATCTCCATATTTTCATTGTATTGATTAGGGTCTACCTTATCCCAAATCTTCCAATGAGTCTTACCTTCACACTGAACTATAATATTATCATTATCATCAAAATGAATACCAAAAGGATGCTTTTGATCTATATCAATACAACTGTAAATATGTGCATCAACTGCAGATTTAAATTCTTTTTCAATCTTATATGCCAAATTATTAATTGTCTCTGTTGTTCTAGACATCTCAGTAAACCAGCAAACATATCTTTGTACTGCTTCTCTTAAAACAGTAGGAGGATAGCATCCTGGATTAGTTGTCCATATATCATTTTCCCATAACATATTTGCTTCTGGAGAAAGTATATGAACCTTCTCCTGAGTCATTAATGGTCGTATGTTTATTATATTCTCAAATTCATGCCAAGATAATAAATTAGGATAATAATCCTTCAGATATTGTGGTTTCATGTCCCACTGAATCCAAAGTCATCTCCTGCTTCTATAAGTGCATTATCGGCACTAGTAATTCCTTTGACATCACTACCACGAACATGTTCAATGGCAGTTGTATTATAAGAAGCACGTTTTACAGTTAGTTTATTACCAGTAATACCAGTAATATACATTGTCTCATTATTAATATCAATGTATGTTTGTTCTGCTAATCCTGCTGAATCATCTACAGGAATAGTAGTTGCTGTTGAAAGAACATCTTCTGAGAGATTTGCAATAACATCTCCAGTGTAATTCTTCGTAGCAACTGGTGTAGCATATGCAATCTGACGACCTGATCCATATGATGAACTTTTTTCTCCAGGTGTAATACCAATAGATACCTTCTTGATAAGATCTTTTGGTGTACTTGGAACTGGACCAAATAAGTATGTTTTAGCAGTAAAACTTAAAGTATACAATAACACTCTTCTTGCAGTATAATCACCTTCATAGTTGTCTTCAAATCCAACTTGATCTAAGGTAATTGGTATATCTTTCTTCTCTCCAATAGTATCTACTAGATCAACTGTAATAGTATAGTTTGGTTGAAAATATGGAAGTATTTGCTCTACGATTTGTAATGCGTCATCATTTAGCAAAGTCATTATGGACAACTCAAACTGCATGTTGTAAGGAACAGGCATATAAACCTTACGTACATCCTTCTTATCACTTTTTACTGTAGTTACAAAAGTCTGTGTTGCACCTACCTTCCTAGTAGTATCATATTCAATGCCTGTAAACTCAAAAGACATTCTAGGCAAACTCATAGATACTGGTTTATTCAGATCTGGTTGTTGATCAATTCTTGCTAAAAATTTCTGAGTTGGACCATATGCCAATGGAACTTTAATAATCGCAGATGGATCAGCAGAACTATCACCATCTCTATGGATAGTGATATTGTTGAAGAGAGTACCGAATCCAATTACGGTTTTTCTAAAAATTTGATGGTAAAAATGATCAAACATAATTATACATTTCCAAATGGGTTACTTTCACTAAAGTCTAATATATTATCTGCTTCAGACTCTATAGTTGCATTCTGAGGGAATCCAGTTTCTGGAAGATCATCACTATTTAGATCACTTATACAGAACCTTGTAGCGGTTTCTTGTCCAACAATGTATTCACCTTTTTGGAAGGTTCCAACAATTTGACCAACTCTCAATTCTCTTGTAACAGCATTCCAAGTCTTAACTTGAGCAGTTGCACTACTTGCTGTACCAACTATATCCTCTCCTCT